CGCTACAACTAAAAGTGTAGGTACTCTTTCTAGAGGATGTTTCATCTTTCGAATCCCCATCATAAGGGACTTAAATAAGAAATATATCTTTCGATAGGGGTATTACCTTTCGGTTCACCCGTAATCTTAATTCAAGTCTCAGGAGTAACTTCCTTTATAGTTTTAGTATGTATATCGTTACATGTTAACGGTTGCATCTAGGCTATGAGACGATGATAAGGTGTCACTTTCGCTTTCCCAGCATTCATAATATCTTTATGAAGCCAGGCAATCGGTGATTTCCCAGTTGCTCTAGAATTACTTTCAAATTTGAATGTAGCTTCGAAATTTTCAACCAAGGTTGAGAACTTCATTGCTTCTTTCATTGAAGGCAAATCTCTTAGTTTATACATGAAATCATATACTTCATCGTGAAGATCCTGAGGATCTTTATCGTTAAGTAATATCATTTCACTGAATGATCTAAGCTGAGCTAACTGTATACGGTTAAAGCAAGACGACTCATTTAAATCTTTTGAAAGGTTAAAGGGTTTTCCTTTATCCTTTCCTAAGATTAATTTTGAACCCACGAGACTAACTGCGAATCCATCTAACAAGAGATCGTAATTGTTACAAAGCAAAAGTGCTTTTGACAATGCGTCTCTCGCGATGGAATCTGCCATAAAACCGATAACTTCGGTTTTTGCAGTATCTCTTCTTTCATCGAAATCAGAGATACGAGTTGGTTCCCAAGGGTCAGTCAACGAATTATTAAATAAATTTAATATTTCATGCAACGTCATAATACTAGGAAGACTTGGTTTATCCAAGTTCTCCAAATCCTCATCACGAGGATCGATTGTGAACGCTACTGCATCTTTTAGCGTAATTTTGTTCGAATGAACAAAATAACCTAAAAGGGCCATTAAAGACTGATCCAACAGAAGGTGTGACTTAGAGTCTTTGACTTTAAGTAACCTTAAGATAGAGTTATCTCCTTTGGCTTTCCCAATGATAGTTAATAACATCGGGATCGTTTGAACTAGTCCTTTATTAGCAAAGTGAATTAATAAATTAATTCGCCCCATTAATGAAGGATCCGATATGAATTGTTTCCAAGATATACCAGATACATCTATTCCATTAACTCCGGTTCTCTTAGCAAATTCTAATGCTGAGAGTTGTTCCGAAAATAACGATTTAGATGGATTAGTTCCTACATCCAGTAGGATCATCAAATCGACGTATTCTTGATAGACTTTGTTATCAAAGATAACTAAATCATCACCAAGAATCTCATAACGAGTATACCAAGAATTAATTCCTGGATATGCACGTTGTGCGCAGACTTGTAATATAAAATGATGAGTTGTAGCCAACATGGCCCACGACGACAAGGCACCCATGGGTTGCCCTGCACCGTAGATCAAGTGGCCTTGCTCAATACCGTATTCATTTTTTCGAATGAAATATGGTCTCATACAGAGTATAGACGACCAAGCCTCTCCAAGACCTGGGATTTTAAACATAATGTTTATAATACCAGATTGAAGTTTGATTGGTAATCTGTCTGTAGCTGAAGAAAGATCAACAGAATAAGCGCAGTTATACAAAACTGCCTTTTCCAGACATCTTTTAAAGCTTGAATCCTGATCAAACGTCCCATCATTGGGAAGTCTTTTCAAGAATTCAAAGAGAGCCATATGCAAAGGATAAAATAACGATTGCGTCCAAATATCAGCAATTGCAAAAACTCTAAGTTTACCAGCGGCCTCTTCTTTAAAGGCTAATTTACCTAAACAAATGTCATCAAATGACATTCCTTTAGCTAATTTAACCCAAGAAGTACCGTGTTCACTTATAGTTGCAAATAACCATTCAATCGTATCGTCAAGCTTAAAGATTAATTGAGATTTAGTCAGTAAAGAATAAATTCTAAACTGCTCATAAATTTCAGTATATTTAGCTAAACCAATAGCGTCTGTTAAGACGTTTTGGATAGCCACTGATCCATTAGGACCAGCTTTAAGCGATTTTACGAATGAAT